GCTGACGTGGTTGAGCACAAGCAGATCGGTGACTGCAATGGTGCTGTTGGTCAGGGTGAACGAGACCGTTGTGTTGCCAGCCAGTGCCGCACCGTTCAGCGTGATTTGCCCGCATTTCTTGTTGAGCGTGACACCAGTGCTTTTGCTGGTGGCTTGGGTCACCGTGCCGCCTTCGCCAGTGATATAGCCTGCCTTGTCGGTGTTCAGGTTGGTGAAGTTGGCGTCCAGCTCGGTGTGGGTTAGTGGGCTGCCCTTGCCGGCGCGGGTGACGATGGTGCTCATGGATAGTCTCCTGTACTAGCAGTCTAAGGCTCAAAGACCTGTTGGAATGTTGCCGTGATTGTGCAACGGTTTTTGTAGGGAATGGTCTTGTTCCACTCTTGGCAAATCCATTTGTAGGCCGTTGCTTCGTCCAAAGGGGTCCAGTCAAAGCTGGCATTATCCACTGCGCGGGCATCAAGGAAAGTTTCAATGGTATCTGCGTCGGCTTCGGAGACTTCCCAGGTCAGATTCCAGCTTTTGGGGTTTTGATTGAGGCTGTAGGTCAAACGTTGCTGGTAGCCATCATTGAATTGGACCGTGCGGACTACGGGGCGGCTGGTCTTTTGGGCGCCATAAGTTGGAGTTATCGCAGGGAAAGTAGCCATTAGGCGAGCAAGCCTCCAGGTCGTTTTTGTTTGATGAGTTCTTGTTGGACTGCAATGCCGATGGCTTTGCCGAGCATACTGGCTTGGCCGGGATCGCCTCCCACACTAGACCCGCTGGCGTCGACGTTCACCACGATGTTTGAACCGCTCATACCCATAGCATCGTTGGGGTAGATGCTGCCGGTGGAGCGAGGTACAAACATCTCGGGACCGCGTTCGCCAACGATGTAAGGACGTCCTGCGGATACCGGGCCTCCGGCAGCACGGGGCCCAGCAAGATCCAAGCTAAATACTCGATCTAGGAAAGCGGCATTACCTTCCGGTGTAGCAGCTTCTAAACCACGTGCTGCTGGCACACCTGCAAATGTTCGCGCAATACCGATTGCGGTATAAGTTGCAATCATTTGAGCGGCTGTTTGCAGCAAAGCATTAGCAATCGTATTTAGAAAATCAGCAAAAATTTGTTCGGCTGATTTAGTACCATCAACTAAAGATGCAACACCAACCGTCATAGCCTGTCCAAAGGCATCACCGATGTTCAACACCAGTCCTTCAAGAGACTGGGCTTGTGATTGAGCAAGTTGTAATTGCTCAGTTAATTTTGCAACTTCGGTTGCACGCTCAACAGTTTTTCCAGCTGCTAGTTGGTCTTCAAATGCACGCGCCGCATCTCCAATAAATCCGGCTTGGAATCCTGTGCCTTGAACTTCAGCACGACGGCGGATATTAAAAAGTTCTTCAGCATCTTGCCGTTGATATAAAAGCTCTAGCTGTTTCCGGTATTCAGCGGTTTGCGCTTTTTGTAACCACGGTTGTTCGCGTTTGAGTTCTGTTATTTTTTGTTCGATTGTTGCTTCGCGTTCTCTTCCCGCCATGCGAGCATCTATGAGTTGTGTTTCATATTGCACACTTCTTAAGATACTTTCATATTGATCTTTACGTTGTTTTTCAACGGCACGCTTTTTGTCATCGCGTAGAGCTGCAGCGTTAGCTAAACGCTCCGATGCAATCTGAATAATTAAAGTTTTATCGGCTGTATGGTTGGCTTCTTGTAGTGCTTTATTGCGATCTCGTATAATATCGGCTTTGTCTTTTTCGAATTCAGCTTCTATAGCAGTCAGTTCTCTATTTGCAAATCGCAAATCTCGAATACGATCTTCCTCTACGCCAATGCGTTTGATGGCGGTTAGCTCTTCTTGTAAAGCTGCGGCACGTGATTCTGGCTTAGCCCGTCCTTCTTCTCTATACTGACCGGATAAAGCGTTTATCTGCTTCAAAAACTCTTTAGTTTCATTAACAGCTTCTAGGCTCAGTCTTCTGCGTTCTTTAGCTTCATTTTTTACATTTTGTCCTCTTTTATTTGCAAATTCTTGGGCTTTAGCTTCCAGATTAGCCAAGTTAAGTGACCCTACTAGGCCTAAAGCTAAGAACGCATTTATACGGTCTTGATTTTTAATTTCTTGTGCTTGCTTAACAAGTTTTTGATCTTGTAATGTAGCTAGACGTTGTTGTAAAAATACGCTTGCTGCTGTAGCACCATTTATCTTTAGTTGTTCAAGGGCTTCTCTTGATACTTTTGGCCCTAGCTCTGAACGCAGTTTTACAATAGCTTCCAATGCTGTTTGTCCATCTTGAATTGCAGTCAAAGCATCAAAACCTTCACGGCCGCCAGCTGCTCCAAAAGATGCTGCTACAGCTTCACGGACTTTTGCGGAGTCAAATTCTCTGAAGGCATTTACAACATTAAGTGCTTCTTCTTTTGTAATGTTTAGTTTAGAAGCTAAATCCCCGATGTCTTTTGCTGTTGTACGTGAAGAATCTCCGGCGTCATTCAAACGTATATTTACATTGTTCAGTTCTTTGCTCAACATCTGAGCTTCGTCAGCCGCTTGACCTATTGCGGTACCTACCAAAGAGAGACCAAAACCCAGCGTACCACCTGCCAAACCTCCGATAGCGCCGCCTAAACCGCCGCCAATGGCTGCTCCACCTCCTTGGCCAAATAGCAGAGGAAATGCGCCACCAATGATCGCGTTGCTTACAACATCACGAGTTCTATTTCTAAAGCCTGTTTGCTGTCTTTGTTGTGCAGACAGAAAAGCTGGTGATCCGGGAATGTTGGCAGCACCGCCGATTGGATTGCGTGGGCCGCCCAACGTTGCTGCCCTGCGTAAAGCATTGGCACGTTCTTTGGCTTGAGCTTCAATAAACGCTGGAGAACCGGGCGTGTTTACTGAACCACGGATCGGAGATGTAGCGCCCCCTTGGCGTGCTAAACGGTTTAGTTCTCTTTGTTGGGCTTCTATAAATGCTGGTGAACCAGGGGTATTTATGTCACCACGAATAGAAGTACGTGCACCGCCGATTGTTGCAGCTTTTGATAAAGCACGATCTCGTTCGCGTGCTTGAGCTTCTATAAATGCTGGTGAACCAGGGGTATTCACGTCTCCTTTTAGTGGAGATACAGCACCACCAATACGTGCTGCTCGTGCAATCTCACGTTGTTGAGCTTCAATAAATGCTGGAGATCCTGGTGTATTTACATCACCGCGAATAGAACTACGTGCACCACCAATGGTTGCGGCTCTTGATAAAGCACGATCTCGCTCACGTGCTTGGGCTTCGATAAATGCTGGAGATCCTGGTGTATTTACATCACCACGAATGGAGGTGCGGGCACCCCCAGCACGAGCAGCGGCACTAAGTGCTGCTGGCGAGCCGGGCATTGTCACACCGCCGCGGAGTGGGGATGCTGGTCCTCCGGCGCGTTGACTGGTTCGCAGTTGCCGTTCTTGTTCTCGCGTCTGATTTTGTTGCACTCGCAGGCGATCTTGCTCTTTACGAACAAGTAAATCCAGCTCATTACCTATTTTCTGTACGCTGCCAAAATTTCTTCGGCTTTGGGCTTCAGTAAATTCACCTAATTTTGTACGAAGTTTATTTGTATTTACTCCACTATCTTCCAATCGGCGTATTTTTTGATCCAGTGTATAGCGTTTACGTTGAGCGTTAAATAGTGCGTTTACATTTTCGGTGGCCATACGACCAGCACGGTTTGTTACCGATGTGGCGCGTTTCTGTTCACCGATAAAATCGCGTACAGATTTATTGAGGGAACGGGCTGTCTCAAGACGTCCCTTATCGGTTGCTACACCGGCTCGGTCAAGTGCTGTTCGGGCCTTGGCAACATCCACACCGCGCTTTTCAAGGCGATTAAGTTGCTCGCCAAGATTGCGAGTAATAACCATCGTGCTGGCACGCCTATCCGCCAGCGTTGCTGCACGATCCGCATTGCGTAAAGATTGCTGCTCTGCACGTAGTGGAGCAACGATATTGCGGCGCAATGTCTGGATACGGCGTTCCAGTGAACGCAGCTGCCCATCAATCGCACCAGTGTTTAACTGGATATTGACTTCGTAGTTAGCTGCGCTCACTGGACGCACGCACCGATAGGTCTAGCCTAGCGGATACCTCGGTATTTGGATTTCTGCTGTGCTTCTCTATAGGCTTTTTCCTCTCTTTCATTTTTAAGCTGGAAGTAGGCACTCCAAGCGTAAATTTCTTCTACTGTCATGGTTTTGCGTAACTGCGCCCAACTTATACCTAGCTGTTCGCAGATAAAAAATTGTAAATATAAAAAATTATCGTCTTTTAACCTAGCTTTTTACGGCCTCGGGTTCCGCCCCCTCAGTAACATTCTGCATTTTAGTCATGATGTCCAGAAGGATATTCATGGGTAGTTGTGTGCGGAGAGCCATTCGGTCACCATCTTGGAACAATCTGTTTCCATTTTCGTCTTCGGATTTCTGAATAATAATTTGAAGTGCAAATTCCAGACTATTTTCTTCGTTTGCCTTATTCATGGCAACAAGAACATTGTTGATTGCATCTCGATCTGCGATAGTCAGAGGCCGCCAAAAAATTTTAAGGATAACCTCGTCACCGTTTTTTACGGTGTAGCTGCTGCGGGTTTCAACGCTGAAGGCTTTTTTCAGCTTGTCAATAGCGCGTTCGACTGCCATGGGGCGAGTTGCTTAACTAGCACATTATAGCATAGGATACTACTTAAAACCAGCGGTTCTGAAACCTTGGGTAATGTCTTCAAGTACAAAACCCCCTTGCGTGTAAATTTTGTACCAATCAGGATTGCGGCCAGCGGCTGTAAGTTTGTACTGCTGTCCGTGATCGGCATAAGTCTTTGGCCCGGTTGGGCTACTTAGCGTGGCCGAGGGATTATTCACAGCAAACCCTGCGTAAGCGGCAGAATTGCCAATATACAACGGCCTGTTTAATGAAAGAGTCACTGGAACAGGTTTTTCTGGAGCGCGTGCTGTTGGATTAGGAATTGAATATGGGGGTCCGCCGGGAGGTGTCCGCACTCCATTGCCTCTATCTATAGGTGCTCCAGGCATAACTGGAGAGCTGCTTAGTTCCCAGCGCCGACCAAAATTACCTGTCCACCACGGACCCGCGTGCTGAAGTGCGTAGGCCACTTCGGGACCAGTGGCCGCTTTAGCCGCGATCAATTTTTTTCGCAAATCAGGTACTAAATTTTCAATATTTTTTGAGTTCATTATGCGTTAGCTGTAAATGTGCAACCGACAACACTCAAAAAATGACTATTATTTTCGGTGGTAATATTTGTGGGTCCGGTAACTTGACCTGCTCTTGGTTTACAGTTGTAGGTATCTGTATAACCGCTTGCATTAACAGAAATTATACCATCTATTACAGCTTCAGCTATTGCGGCTGAAACGGCGCTGCCGGTATTTGGCGGTGTAAAAATACCACATCTAATCGTACCGCTATAAAAATCACTTGCCGCACCCTGGGGCTGCTCAGTAGAGTTATTAAAATTTATACTAATGATTACATATTTTGTAGTCTTACCTGGAGTAGTAAACGGCATATTATCAAATATAACGCTAACTGTATTATCAGCATTATTCAATGCTGTTTTTATTGCGGCCTCAAAAGCTGCACGGACATTTACGAGTGCCATCAGAAGATTACGGTAAGGATGTAGAGGTACTCTTGGCCGCCGCGGTAGGTGCGGATGTCGGTGATTTGGGCGGTGCGTTTTGCGCCAGCGAAATCAAGTTGGATTTCGTCCTGCAGGTTGGGCTGCACGTCACCGATCAGTTCTGGGTTTATATAAATTTTGGCCTGACGCTGCTCGCGGCCTTCCTCTTCTTCGGAAACAACAAACTCGATTGGCACTTGTAAATCGTAATAAATTTGATCCGTTGTTGTATAAGCGCCGGTACTCACGTTGTATGACGGGTTTACGCGGCGTGTATAACGAAGATTAGTATCTAAAGCTGTACCAAGGTCGGAGATGACGTCCTTGGCGACTTGGCGGAACAGAGTGTTGAGAGATCCAGCCATATCAACCTCGGAGTAGACGGACGGCGTAGTTGGCAGCGCCGTTCATGCAATAAGGGCCCAGGTACGTCTGTAGCCAGGGGTAGACGTCAAAGACATTGTTGATGACGCCGCTGGTTTGACTGGTTTTATTGTATTTGACTTGAAGGTCGCCCAGTTTTACTTCGTCGTAAATACCGGTCGTGCCAGTGCTGTCGGTGATGGCACCGGTGTCGTTGGCTAGGGCTCGGGCTAATTCAAACGTGGCGACTTTGATGTCGGTGGGAATTAGGCTGCACGCCAGGTCAATGTCATCGACTGTGTAGTCTTCACGCGGCCATTTGAGGGCTTGAGTGGTGGTGCAGCGGTCGCCGTAAAAACTCAGGGCGTTGATCCAGCGGGTGGCGGAAATCAGAGCGCGGTTCTTTTGGTCGTCGGTCTTATCCGTCCAAGTGGACGAATTTGGAACTGTCTCGAAATAGGTGTTGGCAGCCGCCAGCGTCACATACGAATTGGCCGAAGCTCCAGCCAGAGTGGCATCAATGGTGGCGGCCACGGCTTAATACATCCTTTGTTTGAGTCTAGCGCCAGTCTTGGATTTCCTTGTTTTGGGGGGATTGTTAAGAATTACAGCGTGGTAGACCTGTACGCCGGATAGCTCCAGGTCGGCGTGGGCTTCGGCGTGTTCGCCGTAGGGGACGTCAATGAAGGAGCG